GGTGGTATTTTAACCCACTCAACAGAAAAATTAAAAGCTACATTAAATGGTAATGAATATGAATTTGGTGTTGAGACTAGAATTAGATGTGAGAAAAATCAAGTCAACGGTGTTGTTCAAAAAGGTAAAATAGCTTCAGTACCACATGGTTATGTGAGTCCAGATAAAATTACTGAGTATACAAAAGAATACAAAGAGTTTTTCAAAGCACAATTGGAAACTGAATATGACGATTTCGAAATCGTAAAAGAAGAAGTAGGGTTAAGTAGAGAAGACATGTCTGCTTAATTATTGTTTAACATTTAAAGTTTTATGCTGTGAATAAAAGACCACCTAGAAATGGTGAAACAGTAAAAAAGATACAAAATACATTATTGGTAGATGGCAATGCTCTTTTTAAAAGAGCATTTGCTGGTGCCAAAGATGAATATAACGACAAAGGAGAATTTGTCGGTGCATTGTATCAATTTATCACACTAGTTAGAAAAATGCTAGTGGAAGATTTATACCACAGAGTATATATATTCTGGGATGGTAAAATTAGCGGTCTAGAGAGATTTAAAATCTACAATCAATATAAGAGTAACCGCAACAAAGATTTCGTTAATCTAACAGAAAATATTGATGAAGACCAAGCAATTCAATTAGAAAAAATATGGATTTATTTAAATGAGTTTTATGTAAGACAATTTAAATACGAATTTATAGAGGGTGATGACCTAATAGCTTATTATTGTCTTAATAAAGAGGAAAATGAAAAAATTACTATCTGTACTAATGATACAGATATGGCTCAGTTAATTAATGAAGATATTAAAATTTATTTCCTACATTTAAAAAATTATGTTGACATAATCAATTTTTCTTCGTACTTTAGTTATCATGTTGGGAATGCTGCCTTGATTAAAACTATGATTGGTGACGATTCAGACATGATTAAAGGGATTAAAGGGTTGGGGTTAAAAACATTATTACAACATTTCCCACAGTTAAAAGAAAGAGTATTAACCATAAACGAAATAATTGATGAAGCAAAATTAATCCAAAAAAACAGAATCGATAATAAAAAGAAACCATTATCGGTTTTAGATAACATCATAAACTCAGTTACAGATGGTGTTCAAGGTGATAAAATTTACGAAATAAACGATAAATTAGTAAATTTAAAAAATCCTATGATTTCAAAAGGTGCTATCTTAGAGTTAGAAGACTTAAAAAATGGTACATTGTACGGTACTGATAGAAGTATAAAAAGAATAGCTGAATATATGCACAAAGATGGAATCGATAAAATATTAGGTGAAGTAAGAAACGAAGATTACTTAATACCTTTTAAAAAATTAATAGAAAGAGAAAAAAATTTAATTTAAACTAAAAATTATGAGCACAGAAAAAGAAAACTACACAAAAAAGATTGAAGAACAAAGATTTGAATTTGTATTATATATTAATAACAATATTATTTGCCAAAGATATTTTAATATTCGTGATTACAATGAGGATATTTTAAATTCTTATGATTTAAAAGAATTAGTTGATAAAATTACTGGTTTTAATAATGGTAATTATGGTGGTTTAGGTATCATACCTAAATATTTACAGAAGAAATCTATGGAGTATTTATGGGGTAATTACAACCCGTATATGGTACAAAATGAAGAAACTGTTAAACCAGTTGTTTCTGATAAACAAGATAGTTTCCAATTTGAAATTAAAGTTGATAAAAATTCAGTTATTAAAAGTGAATTTAGTGGTAATTTCTTCCCTCCTAAAGTTAGGTATGCTGTAGACGTTAGAGAAATAATCCCTTCAATTATGAACGAGATTAGATACTACTTCAGTCAAAAAAATTATATGATGGTTGGTGCTTAGGCTAACCATCATATATTTATTATAACAAAGTTTTTAAAATAAAAAATTAATGGCAAAAATTGATAAAAATAGTTTGGCTTATTTAGGTTATGATTACCAATTAAGATTCATAGCACAAATATTAACAGATAGAAAATTTGCGAATAATATTATAGATATCGTCAACCCAAATTACTTTGAAGACCCTTATTTAAGAATCGTTGTTGCCACAATAAAAGAAGCTAAAACAACTGATGATATTATTCCAGATATAGGTAGTTTAAGAATTCGTTTATTAGAAGATGTTACGGATGAATATCAGCAAAAATATACTATTTCACAACTTAGAAAAATCGAAGAAACTGATTTAAATGATAGTTTCAAGATTCAAGATATAGCTATGAAATTTTGTAAAACTCAAGAATTAAAAAAAGCTAATGCAGAAATAACAAAAATAATAAATAAAGGTAATATAGAAGATTACGAACAATGTGAAACTATATTACGAAAAGCACTTGAACATGGTGATAGCAAAGATGATGTTATGGATATTTTTGATAACATAAGTTCAGTGTTAGATGAGGATTTTAGAAAACCTATAAGAACTGGTATTAAAGGGTTAGATGAGATTATGGATGGTGGTTTAGCTAAATCAGAGTTAGCTGTTATATTAGCACCTTTTGGTGTTGGTAAAACAACTATGATGACAAAATTAGCTAATACTGCTATGAGTGATGGATTAAAAGTTTTACAAATTTTCTTTGAGGATAACCCAAAAGTTATTCAAAGAAAACATTTATCGTGTTGGTCTGGTTATGACTTAAATAGCTTAGCATTACATAAAAGCGAACTTGAAACAATGGTTGAGGAAATGGTAAATGGTAAAGGTCAATTGAAACTTAAAAAGTTCCCAAGTGACGGTACAACTATTCCAATGATTAGACAATACATTCGAAAATTAATTGCTCAAGGGTTTAGACCAGATGTTGTATTATTAGATTATATAGATTGTGTTGAACCATCTAGACGATTTGATGATGTTAACGCTGGAGAAGGAAGTGTGATGAGACAATTTGAAGCTATGTTAGCAGAATTAGATATAGCTGGTTGGACTGCTGTTCAAGGTAATAGAAGTTCGATTAAAGCTGATGTGGTTGAAGCTGACCAAATGGGGGGTGCGATAAAAAAAGCACAGATTGCCCATTTTATAGTTTCTATAGCTAAAACGTTAGACCAAAAAGAAAACAATACAGCAACTATGGCTATATTAAAATCTAGATTTGGTAAGTCTGGTGTTATTTTCGAAAACATATTATTTGATAATGCTAGAATTCAAATAGATATGGGTGATAGTTCTGGACCTAAAACACAAGTTGAGCATAAAAATGATAAAGTAATAAGCGACAAACAACGAGTTGCTAGTGTTTTTGATGCTAAGAAATCTAGGGAAAATGTTCTAAATGCGTTATCGGTTCCAAAATTAGAAGAATAATAACAACAAAAAAAAATTAAAATTGATGTATTTAAAAGACAAAACATTAAAGAAAAGGTATTCAATTTTCCCGATAATTCATAATGATTTATGGGAAATGTACAAAAAAGCTGAGGCACAAACATGGGTAGCTGAAGAACCAGATTTATCTAAAGATAGATTTGATGAATTAAAAGAAGAAGAAAAAGTATATTTAAAAAATATTTTGGCTTTCTTTGCAATTTCAGATGGATTAGTAATTGATAATTTAGCGACAAATTTCTTAAATGAAGTTGAAATCTTGGAAGCTCAATATTTCTACGGTCACCAAGCATTTATTGAACAAGTACATGCTAACGGTTACTCTTTATTGATTGAGACTTATATTAAGAACTTAACAGAAAGAGAAGAACTATTCAATTCAATGGAAACAAACCCAGCAGTGGCTAAAAAAGCAGCATGGGCTGAAAATTGGATTAGTCACCCATCATTTGGTCACAGACTTATTGCTTTTGCTTGTGTAGAAGGAATATCTTTTGCTAGTGTTTTCTCTGGTGTGTTCTGGTACAGAAGTCGTAACAAGATGCCAGGTTTAGGTGCAATGAATGAATTAATTCTACGTGATGAAACATTCCATTATGAATTTGCACTTAACTTGTATAAAAATTACTTAAAAGATGAATATAAGTTATCAAAAGACGAACTTAGAAACATCATTTTAAGTTGTTACGAAGCTGAAAAACTATTTGTTGAAGAAAGTATGCCAGATGGTTTACAAGGTCTTACAAAGCAAGATATGGTTAAATATGTACAGTATGTTACTGATATCGTATTGAATGATTTTGGTTGTAAAATGGAATTCAACGCTAGAAACCCATTAGAATACATGTCTAGAATTGGTTTATCATCTAAAAATAACTTCTTCGAGAAAAGAGAGGGTGAATATACTAGAGTTGAGATACCAACAACAATAGATGGAATGTTTAACGAAGATTTTTAAATAAAAATAATATGAGAATAATTAAAAGAGATAAAACATCACAAGCGTTTACGCCAAATAAAATTTTGAATAGAATCAAAACACAAGCTAAAGGGTTGAAAGTTGATTCAGATATTTTATTCCAAGAGGTAATTCCTTTGATAAACGATAATATCACAACAACTGAGATTGACGAAATTATAGCTTTTAAGGCGGCTGATAAGATTATACAACATTCTGACTACTCTTTATTAGGTGGTAGAATTTTGTTGTCTAGACAATCTAAATTGATTGGTAAAGAATTACAATCAGTTGATTTAACTTATGACTTCTTTGCTGCAACTACTTTCTTGACAAAGTATTCAATCAAAGATGAAAATAAAACACCAACTGAATTACCATCATGTATGTACAATCGTGTAGCTGGTTATTTACATGATGACAATGAAGAGGATTATGTAGAGTTATTAAATGAAATTACAACCAAAAAAGCAAACTTTGCTACACCGACTTATACAAATGCTGGTGTACCAGAAAGAAACGGTATGATTTCATGTAACCTTACACACTTAGAAGATGATTCATTTGAAGGAATCGAAAATACGCTTACCAAGATATCTTCTGCATCAAAAGAAGGTTCTGGTATCGGATTACTAATTGACCCTCTTAGAAGTAAGGATAGTATCGTAGAATCGTTCAAAGGTAACGCTGGTGGTGTTGTAAGATTAGCTGATATGGTACAAGCTAAAATGAGATTCTATAAACAAGGTTCTCGTTCTGGGAGTTGTGCATTATACTTATCAGTATGGCACAGAGATATCTTTGATTTCTTAGATTTAACGTTACCAATTGGTGATGAGCAATTAAGAACAAGAGATTTATTTACTTCTGTAGTTATCAATGATTTATTCATGGAAAAACTACAAAAAAATGAAGATTGGTATTTGTTCTGTCCAAATGATATCAAAAAAGCTGGGTTAACACCACTTTATGAGTTGCATGGAGAAGCATTTGAAGCTGAATATTACAAAGCAGTTGAATTAGGGTTGGGTAAAAAAGTTAACCCTAAAGATATCTTTGATTCACTTATCAAATCACAAGTAGAAAGTGGTAAACCATATGTTATGTTCAAGGATAATGCGAACAAACGCAACATGCAAAGAAACATCGGTATTATCAAACAATCTAATTTATGTATTGAGATATTCCAAGCATCTAGACCTAAATACACACCACAATGTACGTTAGCATCAATCAACTTAGCTGAACAAGATTCATTGGAATCAATTGCTAAAACAACCAAAATCTTGGTTAAAGCGTTGAACAAAGTTGTTGATAAAAACAAATGGTCTGACGATTGGAGTGAAGCCGCTGGTATGGACCAAAGAGCATTGGCTATTGGTGTTGCTGGTATGGCTGATTTCTTCGCTAAAAGAAAAATTTCTTATGAAAGTGAAGAAGCTAAACAATGGAACAAAGATATCACTGAAACAATGTATAAAGCATTTGTTGAGGAATCAATGAGATTAGCAATTAAAACTGGTAAAAATTACCCATCATGGGAAGATAGTCCATATTCAAAAGGTGAAACTTATATTGAAGGTTGGTCACCACTTCCAGAAGGGCAACCAATTCCAATGCTTAACAGTTTAGGATTAGGGTTTATGCCAACAGCATCTTCTGCGATTCTATTGAGTGTGTTTGAATCATTTGAACCAGCGACAGCAAACTTATTTACTAGACGTGTAGGTCAAGGAGAATTTTTGGTTGTAAACAAATATTTGGTAAATGAATTGATTTCATTGAACTTATGGACACCAGAAATTATCGATAAATTAATTGCCAACCAAGGTAGTGTTCAAAATATTGTTGAGATACCAGAAGACGTTAGATACAGATACAAAGATGTTTGGGAGATACCTCAAAGAATATTACTAGATTTAGCAATTATTAGAAACAAATTTGTTGACCAATCACAGTCTTTAAATTTGTATCACTCTGATGCTAAGTATGCTAAGATTGCTAGTGCACTTATGTATGCTTGGAAAGGTGGGTTAAAAACTGGTGTTTATTATACTAGAACTAAATCAAAATTAGAAGCAAATTCTAAATTAGCATCAAACCAAATTTTACAAACTGAAAAACCTAAAGATAGTCAGTTTGAATGTTTTGGTTGTAATGCTTAAAATAAAAAAAAAATATATTAAAAAGGGGGCAATAGCTCCCTTTTTTTATTTTACCGTATTTACTTATAAAAATTTTTTGTTATTATATTTATCTATAAATAATAAAATATAAAGTATTAATATGCCTACTAAATATATAAACATTAAGTATCCATTTGCAGACAGTAAAAATGGATTTTTACTTGAGTTAAATAGTGACACAAATCAAGCGATTAAATCTGATTTATTACATCTAATTTTCACACATAAGGGTCAACGTTTATATAACCCAGACTTCGGTACTAATTTGATAAAATTTATTTTTGAACCAAATGATGAAATTACTTATGCTAGTGTTTTAGATGAAATTAAAACTGTAACTAAAAAGTTCTTACCTAATTTATCGTTTAAACAATTAGAAATAGCACCAGTAGATGATAGTGATTATGCTGCTATTATCACTATCGAATATATAATAACTGAAGGTATATTTGAAACACAAGAAATAATAAAAATTAAAATATAACTATATGCCAAATGTAAATTATGACTCTAGGAACTTTGTCGATATTAGAACTGACTTAGTTAATTATGTAAGACAATACTACCCAGATATATTTAACGATTTTAATGATGCATCTGTTGGTATGATGTTATTAGAATTAAACGCTGCTGTGGGTGATATGTTATCACATAACACTGACAGAATGTTTGCAGAAACACAAATTGATTACGCAAATGAGCGTCATTCATTATTATCATTAGCTAGAACATTTGGATTAAATATACCAGGCAAACGTGCAAGTGCAACAATCGTGGATATTAGTATTACAGTACCACCATTTGGTGATACTTTTGATGTATCATATGCACCATTTTTAAGAGCTGGTTCTCAGTTTAATGGTGCTGGTAAAGTGTTTGAATTAATTTATGATAGTGATTTTTCAAATCCATTTAATAAAAACGGTGTACCTAATAGAAAAGTTATACCTAATAAAAATGCAAATGGTACAACAATTAGTTATACGTTAACAAAACGAGAATTAGTTGTTAATGGGTTCACTAAAATTTTTAAAAGAGTTTTAACAACACAAGATGTTATACCATTTT